CTCGTCATATCCCAATCGGGGAATTGTCAGAGCTAGAAATAAGTAAATTGGTGTCTTTACAAAAGGACTCAATTGCCAATCTTGATCAAGCTAAACGATTAAAGGATTGGCTTGATTCTGCCATATCGCTTAAATATCAAAATCGAGTTACTGATATCAGGCAAAATCAAGATAAGGTCACTGGTACAATCCATTTTAATGATGGCAATTTTAAGGTCACTTCCGTTGTCACAAAAAGAGTAGATTGGGATCAAGCCAAACTTAAAGAAGCTGTTTCAGAGATTAAGGAATTTGGCGATAATCCTTATGAATATGTCACCATCTCCTACAAGCTTTCCGAAACTAAATTCAACGCTTGGCCAGAATATATCAAGAAGTTCTTTAGACCTGCCAGAATCCTAAAAACAAGTAAGGAAACCTTCAAAATTGAAGAAATTAAGGAGGTTGGTCATGAATAATTTACCAATAATCAGCGCCGATGAGCGTTTAAAAGAAACTAGAGGAATCAAAGGCTGCATCTTCGGTCCAAGCGGAATTGGCAAAACTAGCCTGCTTTGGACTCTTGATCCAAAAACTACTCTTTTCTTTGATTTGGAAGCTGGTGATCTAGCTGTTGAAGGATGGCCTGGCGATACAATTCGTCCTAAAACTTGGGAAGAATGTTGTGATTTTGCAGTATTTATTGGCGGTGCAAATCCGTCACTTCGACCAGAGCAAAAGTTTAGCCAAGCACATTTTGACGCTGTTTGCAAAAAGTTCGGTGATCCAAAATCTCTAGATAAATATGATACCATCTTCATCGATTCCATAACTGTCGCTGGTCGTCTTTGCTTTCAATATGCAATGGGTCAGCCAGAAGCAATATCTGATAAATCAGGAAAACCTGATACCAGAGGAGCTTATGGTTTACATGGTAGAGAGATGATTAATTGGCTCACCCATTTGCAACATACCAGAGCCAAGAATATCTGGTTTGTCGGTATTTTGGATCAAAAGCTCGATGACTTTAATCGCAAGGTTTACTCCCCTCAAATCGAGGGATCAAAAACTGGTTTAGAACTTCCGGGCATTGTTGATCAAGTCATTACTATGTCCGAGGTCAAACAAGATGAAGAGGATTCTTATCGAGCATTCATCTGCCAAACACTCAATCCCTTTTCCTATCCAGCAAAAGACAGATCAAGGCGATTAAACGTAATTGAAGAGCCTCACTTAGGCAAGTTAATGACAAAGATTAAGTCAGAAGCAAAGCCCATCGCTGAGCATCTCCAATATTCAAATTTTAATAATAACTCAAATAAAGGTAAATAATTATGTGGAACGATTTTAACAATTCAGACAATCAAGCATCTTACGATTTAATTCCAAACAACACTCTAGCAAAAGTTAGAATGCAGATCAGACCAGGTGGTCATGATGATCAAAATCAAGGATGGAATGGTGGATATGCAACCAGAAACCAAAATACAGGATCAATCTATCTTTCCTGTGAATTTGTGGTTTTGGAGGGTGAATTTGCTAGACGCAAAATATGGAGTCTTATTGGTCTTCATAGTGAGAAAGGCCCTGAGTGGGCTAATATAGGCAGATCTTTTGTAAAAGCCATTCTCAATTCTGCAAGAGGTGTAGCTGAATCTGACAATTCAGAGAAAGCTCAAAATGCTAGACGAATAAATGGTTTAAAAGATTTAGACGGCATTGAGTTCGTTGCCAAAATCTCTGTTGGTAAAGATCAAAATGGCGATGGCAAGAATGAAATCAAATTCGCCATAACTCCTGATCATAAGGATTATGCTAAATTGATGGGAAATATTTCTATACCTTCTCAAGCATCTAATGTGCCGTCACAAACTGCACCAAATAATCGTCCAGCTTGGGCTCAGTAATCAAAATAAATTAAGGGTAATTTAAAATGATACTAAGACCAAGACAGCAAGAATTTGTAAATAAGAGTGTTGCTGCCCTAAAAGAACATGGCAACACTCTGGGCATTGCTCCAACAGGCGCAGGCAAAACTCTGATTTTGTCTAAAGTTACTGGAGAGATAATTCAAAAAAAGCAAAAAGCTCTAATTCTTGCTCATCGTGATGAGTTAACTTCTCAAAATAGGGATAAATTTCTTAAAATTAATCCTAAATTTTCTACATCAATTTTTGATGCTAAAGAGAAGTCGTTTGCTGGTCAGGCTGTTTTTGCCATGGTGCAAACTTTATGCAGGCAAAACAGTCTGAGCCAGATTCCTAAAATTGATTTTTTGGTAATTGATGAGGCTCATCATTCAACCTCAGATTCTTATCAAAGAATTATTGCTCAGGCAAAAAAGATAAATCCCAACCTTCTAATTTATGGCGTAACTGCCACTCCAAATAGAAGTGACAAGAAAAATCTATCTGGTATATTTTCTAATGTTGCCGATCAAATCAGAATATCAGAATTAATCGCCTCTGGTCATTTAGTGCCGCCAAAAACCTACATAATAGATGTCGGCACTCAAAGAGACTTAGGAGCAGTCAAAAAAACTGCTGGTGATTTTGATATGAAGGAAGTTGAGGAGATTATGAATAAATCTCCTATCACCCAAGAAGTTTTTAATAAATGGCAAAAATATGCCAGTGACAGAAAAACAGTAATTTTTTGTTCCACCATTAAGCACGCAATTTCAGTTGCAGAAATTTTCAATAATAATGGCGTCAAAACAGTTTTAATTCATGGTAATTTAACTGATTTAGAGAGGAAAAATACTCTAACTGAATATGAGCAAGGTGACGCAAAAGTAATCGTAAATGTAGCTGTTCTCACTGAAGGCTGGGATTATCAACCAACCTCCTGCGTTGTTTTACTTCGTCCCTCATCATTTAAATCTACTATGATTCAAATGATAGGTAGAGGGCTTCGAGTAGTATGTCCTGATCTTTATCCTGATATCACCAAAGATGATTGCATAATTTTAGATTTTGGAACTTCAAGTCTAACTCACGGCTGTTTAGAAGTTGATGCAAATTTAGAAAATACCAAAAAGTCAGAAAATAAAAAACAGCCAAATTCACAAAAAAACTGCTTTGAGTGCAATACCCTAATTCCTTCCGCTTCAAAAGAATGTCCTTTGTGCGGAGCTGATCTCACAGCAAATCAAGAAGCAGAGAAGTCAGAATTAGTCAATTTTGAGATGACAGAAATTGATCTGCTTACCAAAAGATCAAATTTCCAATGGTGCGACTTATTTGATGATGAATCTTCCTTTATGGCCTGTGGCTTTAATGCCTTTGCCGGAGCTTTTCTGCTAAATGATAATTGGCACGCAATTGGTGGCAGTGAATTTCTAGGAATTAAACTATTAGCCCATGGCTCAAAGCAAATTTGCCTTGCTGCAGCTGACGACTTTCTCAATGAAAATGAAACCTATGAGAATGCTTACAAATCCAAGAAATGGCTCAATGAAGCAGCATCAATAAAGCAGATCAATCTTCTACCTCATAAATACCGAACCGACTTTGGCATCACCAAATATAAGGCAGCCAATCTACTCAAATTCCACTTCAACAAAACAGCAATCAAGAACCTGCTATTGGGAGGTGCATCATGAAAGTCTGTCAAATATGCAAAAGAGAGGCAGGAGGATTTGGATTTGTTCCTCCTCCCCTTCGAGCAGGAGATCCAAGGAATCAGAGATACAGGAAATATTTTTGCTCTCGCAACTGCCAAGAAATTTTTAGTAACCATTTTAAAGAAAAAACAATGATCGATTTAACAAGAAAAGAAAAAGACTCAATCGAATACGCATTAAAGCCACTCGGTGAATATGTGGCAGAAATTGGCATGAGCAGACCTTTGGCTGATTATTCAAGGGAAGAAGTCCTTTGTTTAATTGAAGTAGCTGTTACCGCCTATCAGGAATCTATGCAGCAAAAAGAAGCTGATTCAGAGGAGGATTTGCCATGCTAGATTTTAACCACAGACCAAAATTATCAGAAGAAATATCCGCCTTAATTAATCAGGCTTTAACAATTGAGAATGAGAAGCAAGTGTCCAGAGATTATCTTGGAGCATCTCGTCTTGGAGTCAGTTGTAATAGAGCTCTACAATTCGAATATACCAAAACTCCAAAAGATGAAGGTCAGAATTTTACTGGCAAGATTTTAAGGATATTTCAAGCAGGACATGTTTTTGAAGAGCTGGCAATAAAATGGTTAAGGGATGTTGGATTTGAGTTAGTCACCAATAAACCAAATGGCGATCAATTTGGCTTCTCTGTAGTTGGCGGAAAGATCAAGGGTCATATTGATGGCGTAATTACATCAGCCCCAAATGAGTTAAACCTAAGATTCCCAATGCTCTGGGAATGTAAATCCTTAAACAATAAGTCTTGGAACGACACGGTCAAAAAAGGATTGGTAATTTCAAAGCCAATCTATGCGGCACAAATTGCTATCTATCAGGCTTATATGGAAAACTCTATTCCTGATATTTCTAAAAACCCCGCTCTTTTTACCGCCATTAATAAGGACACAGCAGAAATACATTTTGAATTAATCCCTTTCGATAAATCCCTAGCTCAAAGTTTAAGCGATAAAGCCGTCAAAATTCTAACAGCTACTGAGGCAGGAGAATTACTACCCCGAATCTCAAGTGACTCCTCTTATTTTGAATGTCGATTTTGCCCATGGAGTGAGCGTTGTTTTAATCTCAAATTTTAAATAAATATGAATGATTTTTTAGATTTTAACAGCGCCAATAATCAATATTCCACTCCAGAAAAACTTGATACTGATGATATTAGAAATTCTCTACTTAGCAGAATAGATGAGGCTTTACATTATCTGCTACCCAATGGATATGTTCAAAATAACTGTTTTTATATTGGTGACACAGAAGGTAACAAAGGCAAAAGCCTAGTTGTTCAGTTGCAAGGAGATAAGCAAGGAAGCTGGTTTGATTTTGCTACTAACCAAGGTGGTGATCTTTTCAACCTATGGGCTGAGGTTAGAGGCTATGGCAAAAATGAATTTCCAAAACTTTTAACCAAAATTAATGAGTGGTTAGGGAATAATCCAACTATACGGAAATTCCAGCCAGTTCAAAAACTTCCCCCAATGGATATTCTTGGCAAGCCATCTGCTGAGTGGAACTATCTTGATCAAAATAACCGACTCCTCGCTGTTGTGTATCGCTATGATAATGACCAGGGAAAACAATTTAGAATCTGGGATGTCAAATCAAGAAAAGCAAAAGCGCCAGATATCAGGCCAGTTTATAACATTCTAGGAATTGCAACTTCTAAAAAAATAATCCTCGTTGAAGGAGAAAAAACAGCAGATGCCTTAATTGAAAATGGCTTTACTGCAACAACTGCAATGTTTGGTGCAAATGCTCCTTTGGAAAAAACTGACTGGTCACCGCTGCAAGACAAAGAATTAATCATCTGGCCAGATAATGATGAGGCAGGAATTAGCTACGCCAAGAGATTATCAAAACATCTAGCAAATATCTGCTCCTTTGTTTCAGTTTTAAGCCCTCCTGATGGTAAAAAAGATAAATGGGATGCTCATGATGCTGTTGCAGAAAAGTTTGA